GATGTAGTAAATGTACCAAAACCTGTAGATTCATTTTGTATATAATGTAATACACCACTAGCGTTATTATATTCTACACATATACCTTTAGCACCAACTGTACCACCTGTATGACCTTCAAATGCGAAATCAGCTACATATGTAGCAGATAATGCAGCAGGAATTGTTACACTCTTACATGTATTATATGCACTTGCTTCTGCAACTTGAGCAATAGTACCTGTAGTTGAACCAGTTAATGTTGTAACAAGAGCTTTATATACTTCATCAACAACTGGATTACCACTTGTTGACCCTGCAGTTGCCCACAAAGCATCAGTAGTTGTACCTATTGTTAAAATCTTATAAAAGTTACCAACAACCATTGAGTCAGTAGCTGTTACTGTTGCACTCTCATTAGCTTGTTCAATTGGGTTTTTAACAATTGCTATTTGTCTAAAGTCATTTGAATCTGGAATAGTACCTGATTCATCGCCAGTAAATACTGTATTAATTGTTACGTAATGTGAACGTAAGTCATTAGTTGCGTCTGCACCGTATCCACCGAGTGGACCAATGACTGGTCTTACTGCACCATTTGCACCGCCGCCACCTGTTATTGTAACAGTAGCGTGGGTATATCCTGTGCCTGGAGCTGTCATTGTAATACCTGTAATAGCTCCACCTGCTACTGTAGCCGTAGCCGTAGCACTTGCGCCGTCACCTGCAATAGCTAATGTTGGAGCTGATGTATATCCAGTTCCCGCAGTAGTTATCTTCATATTATATATTGCACCATCAATTGCGTTGGTCTGTACACTATATTGATTAACTAATGCTGTATCAGAACCTCCTGGAGGCGTTTCTTTAATATGTCTTACTGGTATAAATGATGTTGTTAAGAATTTAGTTACGTCAGATGTTGGGACAGTAAACATGTATTTCCATATATACCCATCTGAACCACTATGATCGATAACACCAGTTGTTGTTACACCTGTGTCATCTGGATTAGTAGAAGAAGCTCCGCTTCCTGCCTTTAAGCACATGTATACATTGTTATTCGCTGAAATAACGTGATATACTTTGCCTTCTATGTTTGTATCTTGATCATCATACTCTACATAAGTTGTACCAGAAACCCATAGGTTTCTTGGTGAACAATGAATAATGTCAGTAGCATCAACTCTCTTCATGGCAAACATGTTTTCCCATAAAGTGTGTGATGTATAGTCATTTTCATATGGGGTTGTCGGAACAGTATCATCTGTCCATGCGTTAGGCCGTCCCAGGGCCATGTAGAATTGATTATCACTTAGACTTTCTACGAACTTATTAGTTGTATCCAGTCTGAATTTACTTGTGATTATTGCTGCCATGTCTTTTCCTTTATTATATTATTATGTTATGAGGTTCACTCTTTGAGTCCCGAATTGTGTACTTATATTGTTATTTATACTATCTTGAACCGTCCATTGCGCAAAATCTGAGTTTGGACCTAAATATCTAAACTTCATATTGTCCCAATGGTTTTGCATACCTATAATACTATATTGGGCACTGCCTCGTGCAAAATGGGTATACGTTTTCTCTAGTAGGTGACTATTAAATTGGACAGGGCCAACTTGAAATGCACCAATGTTAAATGTAATTTTACCAGCTGGTAATAACCAACCATATTGTGCTTGTGTATTTCCTGATGTGAGTAGCTTCACTAAGATAGCAATCTCACCAAAGAACTTAAATCCTGCTGGGTGAATCAATCTTGTAAATGCATTCTTCCAATCAGCAATGTTCTTACCAGTTTTTAATACATATGAGAACTGTTGATAGTAATAAGAGTCTTGTAAGAATTTTTTATCTGACAAGAATCCATCAGCTGAAGTAAACAAACCTCTTGGATATGTTCTTACAACATCACCATTTGATAATGCACTTGTAAATGTTAATCTATATTTACTTACACCTGAATCTGAATATACTTCCTCAACATAATCTGTAGTTGGAGTCTGATATGTATTATTTACGAATACCACATCATCATCTAAAAATGCTGCATTACCAGCATCATTGTTACCACTAACTACTGTCGGTGTACCCGATATAGTAAATACATTCCAAGCTGTAAATGCAGTTCTATCAGCCTGTATAGCAGTTGCTTGATCTGTCCAATCTCCATCTGACGGCCTGAGTATATCTATAAATGGAAAATATGTTTCTACCTCATCGTCATATATCATTCTAAAGAATGCTGTAATAGATTCTGGTGTACCTCTACTTCTATAGAATTCAACAAGTCTCTTATAGAACATCCTTGGATTCGTAGCAAAGTCTCTTGGTACCGAAACACCAATCTCATTTTGTAGTTCTGTAAGAAGATTATCTTCTACAAAGTCAATATCTCTTTGGATATCTAATGCGTTAAGATAAAATCCAGATTTATTTTCACGTTCTAAATATAATGCATATATCTTAAGAAATGCAACTAAATCAGGATATGCAGATTCTACATGGTCAGGTATTAGTTCATCTATGTATGATGATATATTATATTTGCCTAATGTCATTAGTTAGCCACCGTATTATAATCGATACCAGCAGTTGTTCCGCCAGTAGCCATAGTATCTATCTCTCCTGTTATAGTTGCAGTTGAGGTATTAATTGTTAGTAATTCATTTCTTGTAGGTGATACATCAGACGATGCTGGCTTAACCGTAACATCGATTGTAGTATAACCTGTAGGTAATGCAGTTGGTTGGAATGAGTCAAGAGTAACTGTTCCAACCTCTTCATTCACATCACCAACATTTGCACTTTGTACTATACCAGATGTATTTACAATTTGAATAATACGTGTATCGCTTGAACTATCATAAAAATCTTTAAGTCTACAATCAACACCACCAAATGTAAATCTGGTTGATGTTATATAAGAACCAGTAGATGATGTAGTAGCATCTAAGTCAGTCAATGCTTGGTTAAACTTAAGTGTATATTTAGTTGCTGTTCCAAGAGATGGTGTAATCTTTTTAGTCATATTTACACGAGTGATATTAGATATGATAGCAACGCTAGTATCATCAATCTTCTTTCCAACGTTTGAGTCCCTATATACTCCATTAAAACTTTTGAGGGTATCGTTATTATATGCCACGAGTGTATTCCTTATTGAAGTGGCCAAGCCAGATGCTGTAACTGTAGCTTTATTAGGATTATATTTAAAGTAAACTTCTAAATCTATGTATGTATAGTCAGGGTCAACAAGAACCGGAGTGATGCTTACAACATTTTTAGGTTTAAGAATATTATTTTTAATTGTTGTCTTTTGTGCATCAGTTAATGTTTCAGCAGATAATGGTTTAATACTTATATAAACCTTACCATAGTCTGGTACATCATGGTCCTCTCCACCCCATACTGATACAGCTTCAACATCAGCAAATTCGTTTTTAATAATTGTCTTATAGTCATCAGGTGTTACAGCTCTGTTCTGTGATATATGGGCAAGAGGTGCATTAAATTTAATTGCTTCTTTAGTTTCTCTTGCACCACCACCAACAGCTTTACTTACCAATGTAATTATCTCATCACTATTACCATTTAGTGAATCAGTCATAGTAAATACAGAAGTACCATTTACATCTGTGCCTGATGCGATTGTCGAATATTCTATTGCAATGGAATTACCATTACCTGGTCTCTTACCAATAATATTATCACCAAATTTTATTTCATAAAAACCATCTCTTCCTTCCTCTAAAAAGAATACTTCGGATGTACCATCTAAATTAACAACATTTGTATTAAGAGAATAAACCTTTGAAGCATCTGTCGCAGATGAATCTGTTACAGTGACTTTAATTGCAGCAGTATTTACATTATTAACTGGAATAAGATATTGTTCAAATATATTATTTTGATATGTATAATTTATACTTGATAGCGTACCTTGTTCAATAGTTACATTAGAGAATAACCAACCATCAGTTACATCAAAGTTAATCGTTGCAGTGTTCGAAGCAAACATTGGATAGTTAATACCATCAATAGTAGTTTGAAATATTGTTCCTCTTGACATAGTTAAAGGAAGCGCTGTATTGCTTCCATCGTGATTCCATAAAGGTGTTTCAGTTACATCATAATTCATTTTAACATTTATAACAGCGGTTGATGGAGCAATAGACCTTGGGGTATATCCTAATAGCTTAGCGTGAGATACAACAGAAGACCTTAATTGAGATGTATCAAGAAATGTTTCGTTAAGGGCAAAGTTAGCATTCATTGAATTAATGTGAGTTACATATGCTAGTACATCAATAATGGTTGACATTGCAGAGCCTTCGTAGTTATAGTCATTAAAGGTCGTATCAGTTGCTTTCATATAAGCAACTAGATTTGTTTTTATCTGGTCAAAATCTAATTCACTTGCTGAAATTCTGCGTTCTATTGCCATTATCGTAATCTCTCTATTGTGGTTGAGACATCTAATATTTCGTTACTAGACTTAACTCTCCCGGTTACTGTTATCATTACATCATTCTCTGAAGCCTTTGCTTGTATATTTGTATTAAGTACTTCTAATCTTGGTTCCCAATTAGCTAAAGCAGTGTTAATCGAAGTAGACATTTGTGCTGCTGTAATTTGTGTCATATTCTCAAATAGATATGCTCTTAAGTTTGCACCAAAATTATAATTAAATGGACGCTCGCCATGATTCGTACGAAGTATATTTAATACACTTTGCTTTACAGCTTCGTTATTCTTCTTTATACTAACGTCATTGGTATTAGGATTTTGCTTAAAAGTAAAATCTAAATCTTTATACGTTGCTGGTCGTGCTATCGTTGCCATATATCTTATTTATACAAAATTATTCTGGAACTGGAACTGATACATCACCTTGTGATATAGCATCTGCACCAGTATCTGGTTGTGTGTGTATATGAGTATTAAGATTAATGTCAGCACCATCAGTATTAGTTCTTAATACTTTAGTTACATCAACATCACCATCTAATATAATCTTCTTATCAGTCTCAGTTGCTTTTAATGTTATATCTCCTTGAGAGTCAGCAGTAATATTACCAGTAACAGATGCAGTAAGACTACCTGCTACAGCGATATCTACATCACCACTTACAACAATTTTAACATTACCATATACTTCAAGCGTATCATGTCCTGCTACTAATTTATAATTATCTCTTACAATAGTTTCATTCTTTGTACCATTTGGATCTATCTCATATCTTGTTCCACTCTTATGTCTTTCTGTTATACGTTCTACTCCTGGAGTATCATCATATTCTTTAACGTGACCACACTCTGTTTCCATAACATTATTGTATGGATATACTGGAGCATATGTACTAGGTGGTTGATACAAACCAGTAGTGTCTTCTGTATTTGGATCTGCTTCACCTTTTACTCTTACATTATTATCATCTATACCAGCAGTCTTTGTAGGTATAGTACCTAAGACTAAAAATTCTTGCTGAGATTTATCTAAACACAACCCTGCTACTAATGTACCAATCAATAAATTTACTGAAGACCCTATACCATCTTTAGCTGGAGTATTTCCTGGCATCATAACCATACTCCATGGGAGGTCTTCGTTTCTTATATTGTCATGAAGTCCATATACATTAATCTTTACCCTACCAAGTTTCTCAGGGTCATTAATATCAACAACAGTTCCAAATTTTATTACATTATACATTATTCTCTCACTAATCCTAAATTTTGATAATAATTATATTCACCATTAACTTGTGTCAAATTGTGTTGAATATGTTTAACTAACCATTTGCCATCATGTCGGCCTGTACCTTGTTCTTCGTTACCACCCATTGCAACTTCAACTGTCATTCCACATCCTAAGCCAGGTAATGCTGTCATATTATTAACATCCATTGCAGTATTAAATACTCTTATTGTACCATTAATAATTGTGCCTGATGCTACATCGCCTCTATTAGCTAATACACTTTTTACATCATTAGCATATAACTTATCGCTTAACTTAAATTTTGTTTTAGGAACTGATGTTGCTTCTTTTGTAATATTCTCAGTCTTTTTAGTTTCATCTAAATTAATTACATTAATTGCTTCACCATATATTCCATCTTCTAACTTCTGAATAAGGTTCATACTATATTCTCTCATTTCAAACTCATCAGCTGTTCCTAAAACTAATAAAGGATTTAAATCTTTCTTATCCATAATACCTTGCTTTACAATAACGGGTGCGCCAGAGCTATCAACAAATACATTATCAACCATGTCATGCAAAGAAGTTATTCGTACGGTATTTGTATCATTAAATCTTTCATACATAAATATACCTGATTGGTCTACAGCATACGCATTAGCTATAAGAGTTGTAAAACATTCTTTTGCAGGAATATTTGGTGCAATATATCTACCACTCGTTACTGCTCTTGAATCAATTGCTATTGTATTATCATCTGCACTTACATCTGCAAATATTTTAGCAATAATTTCATCAGATGTTCCGTTATATACTGAGTTTACAGTATCAGCAAAATTAGGTACATGTACAGATTTTAAATGGATATTATAATTCTTTTTGTCTGGTTTCATTTTCATATCAGATATTCCATCCATCCAAAAACTACATGCAAATTCCTGATCTAAATATGAAAAACTAATATCAACACCAGCTAATTCAGTACCTATAAAATTATCAAAGAAGTTAGTAGAATCTTGAACAGCAATTTGTCCTTGTAACATTCCAAAAATACTTTCATATATAGTTAATCCACGAACGAATCCACTAATATCCATTTTACGTACTTCAATTTTTATATTATCTAGTTTAAGCATTACGCATTACTTTTTTAAACTGTCTAGATACTGTTGTCATATGTTCAGGTTTAATTACTTTTAAATTCCTATTTTGTTCAGTTACAGCAGACTCATAATCGATGTAAGTAAATCCAGTAGTTCCAGCCGCACGGCGTTTTACCCATTCTCCAGTTGAATCATCAACATGATGATGTGGTGCATAAGCTTGACTCTTAATAAAATTACATGCAGCAGAATCAGAAGAACTACCACCTTGTACAGTTTCACCAGTTTCAGTAAATGTACCACTTGTTTTTTCTATAACAATATAACCCATATTGACATGAATTTCTTTTACAATACCTGTTGCATTTGATACTCCACCAGTAACGGTCTCACCTAAAGTAAATTTATCTACTAATGAATCATCCGTATCAGCAGCAAGATATTGATATTTGTTTATACAATATTCTATAAGCTGACCAGAGCTCATTGGCCAGTCATCCCATATATTTTTTATTTGAGGATTAAGTAATAAGAATGTCCAATGATATATTGATGTATTATATAATCGTTGACTTAAATGATCTGGTCTTTCGCCATCTATAACATTTATTGTTTCATAATAACCTGCATTATTAAGTAATGCATCAGATATTTTAGCTTTTGCAGTTAGGTTTTTTAATATATCTAAATTACCAGACCCATCTACATCTATTGCTGCGTTTCTAATATTTTTAAAATACATAATTAATATCCTGCCTTAACATCGTCTTGATATAATGGAACTATTTCTTTAAGTCCTACAGTTAATCCAATTTCTACTGGTGAATTATTCTTTTTAAAAAATGAAGAGTTGTTTGGGTTATAATTAACACTAACACTTTCCACAACAACTGGAGGTAATTGAATCATATCCTTTGAACCATGGAATGATACTATACAATGGTCAGGAACGGTTATAGTAACTTGATTTCTTTTTGTAGCGTGCATAGATTTTCTAAAGAATTTAATAAGCCCCGCTGCTTGGTCAGACTCTTGTTCAGAATCAGGTAGTATATTCCAGTTAAAACTGAAAGACCTTAATGGTGTTGCGGCATAAGCTGCAAATTCGTTTTTATTTAAAAGAGCACCGGTAGACCTTTGTATTTCAGTCGCAACAATATCACCAATACCATAAGAAGCTAAAGCACCTAACATGGCCTTTCCACCAAGCATACCAC